CTTATTAAACTCAGGTTCAAAAGTATTACTACGAATATTTGCAGCCTCGGCATCATCACGGTTAGCGGCGGCCTTGTTGCGTTCAATAGTTGAGTTGACACCCATGGCATCAAGAGCAGTTTCAGCAGCGGAAGAACCAACACCGGGAGGCAGAGGGCTCGAGAAATCAAAAGATCCACCAGAAGGGCCAGAAGCGCCTACAGAGCCAGCAGAGCCACCAGACATAGTAGCGTTGACGCCAACACCCGAAGAGCCAAGAACGGCGGCTGGCGTAACACCGGCTTTAAGATAACGGTCGAAAACTTTCGAAGGATCGTTATAGGCATTCTCATAGTCAAACTGCTTTTGCCAGTTAGCATAGTTAATCTCACCTTGCTTCTGCATTTGCTCTAGAGCATACTGCTGCTGGAGCTTCATTTGCTTTTGTTGATATTTCCATTGCCTCTTAAGGGATGGCTTAAAAAGGCCAGAGGCGACCTGGCCGCCAGCGGAAAGACCTGCAGCACCGAGCATAGCACCTGTGGAAACAGGCTCAACGTAGGACTTGAAATCAATAAGTCTCATATTACGGAAGCGAAAAATTGTTCGAGCGAATAATGTAATCTACGCGAACAGTATCAATGTGAATACCCGTTCGAGCGACCTTTGCTTGTGCAGAACACGAAGCAAGAAAAAAAGCCGAAAGAGCAGCTACAATAGACGAAATAAGCGTCCAAAAAGCCTTCGACTTATAGAAGGGAGTTTTAGTATTAGGCATAGCTTAAAACATTAAAGAACGATAGAAAAATGCGCGGCCTCTCCTGCAGTCGTTACCAATAACCTTCAGCGATTCACGGACTATCGCAGAAGGGGTCCGCGCACGTAACATATATCTTCAAGTAAAGGATATACTATTTTTCTTCAGACTTAGCGGGTTTAGAAGCGGGATTCGATCTATCTAACTCCGAATCAATAAGTTCCTGACCAACCTCGAGACCATCGAACTTATCCATACGGGAGAAGGAATTAGGGTCAAAGTCGATCTCGGGGTTGAACTTTTCGCCCTTATCGAAGTCAGAGGGCTGAGCCACCACATCTGGGCGACCAGGCAAAACGTCGACAGATCCAGTGCCATCAAGGACAGACATGATTCGCTGACCGCGAGAAACGTAAGCGGGAATGTCTTCAAGTAACCAATCAAGTGCCATAAATTCAGTAAATTAACGATTAGACAAACGGGTTGCAAACGTCTTATTAATCAAGTTCTTCTTCTGAACCGAGTAAGACATATTTATAAAGAAATTATCCTCTACGTTAGAGGCAAAAGGTGAATTAACCTGAGCCATATCCACAAAAAGCGCAGGATAATAATTGGCGCTAGCGGAGCCTACATACGAAAAGCCAAGCGAACGTTGCTGTACCCAATACGAATAAAGAGTTTTGGGGACACCTAACGTAGGGGCAGGATACGAAGATAGAGAGCCTAATACCTCATCATAAGACGAACGAAACTCGTTAAAACAAGGCTCGTAAGCAACGGCAAGGCCAAGGTTTGAGCCCGCAGCATTACTAAAAAGCCGCGCGGCGGGAACATCTTGATATCCAATATCATTATATATAGGATTGAAATAATCCGACCCTTGATAGTTTAAATAATCGGGAGTGACGCCACTCCAGAAATAAACAGGGCGAATGCTCAGCATGTCAATCATATAGCCGGGTTCGCGGAAATAGTAAGACTGTCGACGGCCTAATCTATCATTGAAAGCAATAGCGCCACCTTGTTGTCCCAAGGGACCATTTACGCCCGAGCTAGAGAAATTGTTCTGTCCAGCCTGGTTCAAAACAATCTGGACATTAACAGTCTGAGAGGCACTAAAAAGAAGTTTAGGGCGGTCTACGTGCTCAATCTTAGAAGCAAAGAATGTCTCGAGCCAATCGCTATAACGATTACCTCCGGCGCCGAGAAGATCCTTGTATTCCTGAAGGCGAGAAGCAATAGCCAACTGCGGAATAGTGTTTACCCCGGTCATGGAAACAGCAGACGAAGAACCTACGGGAATAAGACGGCTGAAACGATCGGGGTTCGATGGTACAACGGCCATAGGATGCGCAAACAAAAAAGCCGCAATACCAGAGACAGAGGACTCGCCTGCAGCAGTGGAGAACTGACCGTCAGGCCCACTGCCGATAGCGATGTTAGCACCACTAGGCAACGTCTCAGAAACAGGGTAGCCGTTTTGTTCGCCACCCGAAGGAAGCTGGGCAGAGATTATCTGGAAAAACAAGTTGCCTCTATTAAAAGTGTTGTTCGTACTCGAGACAGCCGATGGATAAAACTGACTCTCAAAATAAGCGTCGAGAAACTCTAGGTTGGCGAACTCTTGCTTAAAAAACGAAGCTGATTCAGCGAAAGAATAGGAGTTGTCTATAATCGACCAAGAAGTAGGCCATGCGATCGAAAATAAAGACCACTGCGAGTAGCTATAGTAGTTACGGACGATGTCCCAATAGGCTAAATACGTATCAGCGTTCGCCCACTGATTGACCGCGGCACTAGAAGGAAGACTGGCGGTATAAGGAGGTTGATTAGAAAGCTGAAGCGACGTCTTATTGGAGACGCGGAGCCAGGACATAAGCGAATTGGGAAAGGCTCGCGAAGCGCCAAGGGCGGAATTGGGAGTGGTAGTCCCAGCGGTGCCAACAAGAGCGGTAATCCAATTCAAGCTCAAATCGTTCATGTCAAACTTGCTGCTATTTGTCCTCAATTCAGGGTGATAAAGCTGAAGAGGTACCCAGAAACGATGAAGTCGAATGGTGTAGGGGTTAAATGTCGGAACAGCCAAAGGATTACTGCGAACGTCAATACCCTGTTCGATAGACACGCGGTCGCGTGCGTTAATAAAATCAATTCGCACCGGATAGAGAATACCCGGCGTGCACGTAAAGGCCTTACTCTCAGGAACATCATAACGAGAGTAACCATTTACGACATGTGAAATAAAAGGTTGTTTTCCCATAAATTAAATGTTTAGTTGAAGTTTATAATGGTCTCTCCAAAACTGAAGAATATCCAAATCTAACCAGGTAGGAGGGTCAAAATCAGGCATCTTGAGAGAAGAAGCAGCAAAACGCATCATTTGCTTTTGCTCCCACGTATATGTTTCTCTACAGGATACGGAGGAATTGAGGCCGAACCGTTTAACACACAAAGACACAATATGCTTAACCAGAGAAGACCTGCTAAAACGCGCATAACTATCAGCAGCGGCAATCGAACGCATAACTTCGTCTTCCGGTTTAAGATAGCGATGGTAGTATCGAGGAATCGGGTAGTTGTAATTGATAGAAGCCTCAATATCATAATAAGACCACGACGAAGTACGGGCAGAAGGGCGAGGCTTATAACCAAGAAAATCACCAACGCCAGCAGATATGAATTTTCGCGTATAACGGCGATGTTGGAGGAGGATAGCCAAAGGTGTAACTTTTCCATTTAAGGTAACGAATTTATCCGAGATTTCCTCGGGGTTAAACTGAATTTGTTTAGTAACATATTTGACACAATATCGGGCACGCTTGTGAGTTGCTTTTGCAAGCCACACAAAGCCAAGGTCTCGAACAGCAGAACGAATCGTGTTATAAAGAACATTTGTGCCGAAAAGAAAGCCATGGAAGTGTAATCGAGGTTCGTTTCCCATCTCAGGATGCGTGCCGAACTCTTGAAAAAAAGCATGCTTGAATGAATGACCAAGCTTGTGGCGCAAACGCTCATTGAATCGACGGATGAATCGAGAGGGATCAAGCAAGGCTTCATTGTAATACTCTGGAGCAATTGTTATTGTAACAAAAATAGCCTGATGGCCATCAGCCTTACAACAAGCAAGCTCGCGTTCTAAACGCACGAACCAATCATTACGCTGACGACGCAGGCAATCTTCGCACTTTCCGCACGGGACCATTAGCCACTGACGGGCAACATCCCAAGGACGAAGAGCCAGGGCGGATTTGGCGACATCAGAACCATTACGGCAAGGATTCTTCTTGTCGAAATAGCGCCGATTACGTATCCATATAGGAGAAGAGCAAGCCATCAAAAAAGACTCTTAAGGCAATCAAACTTAATATAAGGGTTAGTACGACGACAACGAGCAAGGTAATCATTTGCAGGACTTTCGTCGGTAAACCAAGCGATAATAACTCGTTTTCTACCACGATATGCGCCAATAGAATAACGATGAGGGACGCTATTAACAATAGGGGAAAATCTAGGTCTAAAATCGAAATTATCCATAATTCAAAAACATCGCTCTACGTTTAAAAAAAAACCTGCGAGAGATTTTTCTCCCGCAGGATTAATGAGTTAAAGAACTCTTCCACCAAGCGGGCGGGTAACTACCTTAGTTCCCTTCCCCTTCTTCTTTCGACGCGACTTCATGGGAATCAATATTAAGGTCAAATACGAGAATCAGAGTATTGTCAAAATAATCAATACTAAAGCCAGGGAAGGGACAAAGAGCTGAAACAAGATGGGGGATACTCTCATGGTCGAGGTACGGCGACTCAGAGATATTCGAACTCTTCAGAAAAGAACGAACGGGAGTACCTTCGAGAACATCGACAGGCAATGAAGTGAACTGTCCGCCTTCTAGACGTCCAATCTGGACAAAGTCGATCTTAAGGGCGGGATTGATGCGACGAATAACAAGGTGAATCTGTGTCATAGCAAAAAACGAATTAAATAAGATGAATAAGCGATTCAACGAAATTTTTCCAATCTCGCGAAACGTTAAGCCAGAAAATGAGGCCTTCGGAGGTAGACTCAAAGGCGAAAGCCGAGATGACAGCGTCAGACAAGGCAAGGTTGGGTGCGTCCAGGGTATGAACAATAATCTCACGAACGGCAGCGCGAGAAGCCATTGGATTGTCCTTGATAGACGAAAGGTTTGCTACAAATTTCGAGTAAAGGCGACGACGACAAAGCCATTCAACGAACATGTAGTCGAAAACGTCGATAATCAACGCACGTGCTTCAAATTTACACTTTTCCATAATATAAAGGTTATTGGTTTGACAATGCAAATATAGCAAAAAAAATTAAACTCCAAAAAAATTAACGCGAACGACGAGAATTATTGTACGTACTTGAATAACCACTACGATTCATTTCAGTTTTAGCATAACCAACAACATTACCTTTGGGATCATAACGGGTAGTCATAGAGGAGGCCGTAGAATTGGCAGAAGAACCGCCAGCGGAGATAGTGCCGGCAGCACGTGACATCCCTCCGCGAATAATGCCAGCGCCAGCGATACTACCAGCAACGCCAACGAGGGCTTTCGAGATTTCAATATACGGATCAAGTTTCGCATTACGAAGAGCGATACGAGCCTCTTCGGGAAGAAATTCTGAAGCTTTAGATTGATTGATCACGGTCTTGTCATAAAAGTCCTTGAGGGACATGGAAATCTTAAAAGATTTAGGACCGGGGTTGCCACGCTGAATAGGATTTTTTGAGCGAATATTGGCGCTGTAGGAAGGATTTGGTATCTCAACATCGAAGCGATTATCCCATTGACGAGCAAACTCATTAGAAAGATCAAGATTGTTGATGCGTTGTCCCTCCTCATTAGCAGCAGTAAGACCAGAAAGAGCCTCATTAAGAGCACCCTGGGTTTCAAGAACAAGGATTCGAGCCTTAAGCATGCGATCAAGGTACGAACCCTGGATACGAAGCTGACTCAATTCTTCCTTGGCTGTATCAGCGAGTGACTTAACTTCCTCGACGCGAGCATCGAGCGTAAGAGAAAGCAGGGTATTATTAAGGTCATTCAAAAGACGCTCAGACTTAAGTGCAGCGGCGGCCTCGATTTCCTTATTAGCCAACGCCTCATCAACAGCTTTAGAGGCTTCAAGACGAGCCTTATTAAACTCAGGTTCAAAAGTATTACTACGAATATTTGCAGCCTCGGCATCATCACGGTTAGCGGCGGCCTTGTTGCGTTCAATAGTTGAGTTGACACCCATGGCATCAAGAGCAGTT